TTCCTATTTCGTTTTCAAGGCTATCTAAATGTGGTTTTAACGGAATACCTGGTGGTGTTCTTAAAATTGTTACGCGGCCGCGTGGTTCCATCCAAGGCCATATTGTATCTTCACATAATGTAATAAGTGTTTTGCATTTTTCATATATTGATTCTGTATAAAGAAAAGACAAATCATGTTGGGCAATGCGGCCTGTACCTAATTGGCCGCCGCCATTATAAACTGGTAACATGTAACAACCTCTAAATTTATTGTAATGCCAATCTGAGTTGTCTATTGTTAATAATTCACTATAAATTTTATCAATAGTGACATCATCATAATCTAAATTAAACGGGCAATATGTAAAATCCATTATATTTTCCAATTCTTTTTAAACATTTAATGTTTGCCTCTTTTAGTAAGGTTAAATGTTGATAAAACAAAAGCGGCTGGATCCCATTCCCACCATGTTTCTCCTATTTTCCAACTTCCAGGTGTATTATGATGATTGTTGTGCCAACCCTCTCCCATTGTAAGTATATTTACAACAGGATTATTATAACTATGATCATCTGTATTATATCTTCGATATCCCCACATATGTCCCCATGCATTTATTTGACCATATGCATGAAATGCCATTATAGCAGGAATACAGTATCCAAAAATACCTAATAATGGATGTATTAATACTAAACCCATTGCCCAAACAATAAGAATTTTAAAATAATGATTGTGTAACCACATAACTGTTTTATTACGAAGTAAATCTTTAATAAATTTTCTTTGAATTTTAACATGCCCCCAATCATGCACATAAATTCTCCACCATGCTCGTTTAATTGGAGAATGGGGATCTAATTCTGTATCTGCATATGCATGATGCATACGGTGTGCGCCTGCCCAACCTAATGGTGTGCCACCTGTTGCTAAACAACCTATTGCAAGACTAACTTTTTCAAACCATCCATATGTTCTATATGCCTTATGTGATAGATATCTATGAAAGCCTGCGGATATACCAATTGTACCAATAACAGCCCACCAGACATATGATGCTATCCACATCCACCATTCGCCATACACAAATGCAGGAATAAGCATTAAATGATTAAAAAAGTGTATTGCTCTTAATTTTATCTCAAAACTCATATACTATTTCCTGATCATAATAACAAATGCTTCTTATTTGGTAAGTTTTCATAATCAACACCCGCAATTAAAACTACTCTTGGTGCATTGCCACTATTTGTAACTCTATGGGTCCAACCAGTATTAATAAAATACGCTTGATCATTTTTCATTTCATATAAAAATTCTTCTCTTTTTGTTCTAAATTCAAATACACTGCCATTGACATCTACAGATATTTGTATACGACACAGTACTGATGTGTCTGTATCTATATGCCATGCTAATTCATGCCCTGGTGGCATTATTGAAATACGTGCTCTGTAAGTTTTTTTAAATTTAGATTCTAAATATTTCTTAATATTTTCATGTGGTAGAGAATCTGCCCAATTGGAATAATTATGTTCGTTAACTATATCCGCATCTGGGTCTGTGCAACGTTGTAATAAAATTTGTCTATATTCGCCGCCGGCCTGAAATATTTTCGTAAGATCACAATGTTGTGATATCTGATAATTATCGCCGCCAAGGTCATTCTTTGTATATGTTTTAGTAATGTACTTGATTTCATCAATTACAGACTGTGGAACTTTGTCGTCTAGTAAATTAAAACATTTTAATTGATGTCTGCGTGGACCGTTATTACCTCTGGTACGCATCTTGCGTGATGCTTTGATAGGGCAATAATCATCTGGTTGTACGTACATAGCATTTTCTCCATTCCTTCACAGTTATGTAAGGTAAGGGGAATTCTCTATTCTCTAGACTTAATACACAGCAATTTTGCCAACAACTGCCGTTGTCTTGGTCAGGACATGTCTGATACATATCCTCGAGCACCTCCCACTGGTGACCGTATAATTTATTTATCTTCTTTGCCAACCGACGCATAGTTCCACGTCGATTTGGGAACTCTAAACTAAAAAATAAATGTTTAACATCTAAATTTTCTACGGCCCAGTTATATTGTGCTTCTAACATATATACTGCTGGAGTTTTTACATTGTCCTCATATTTCATATTAGTTCGACGATATTGAGGATTATAATAAGTTCGTGTTAGTATCCTTGCACATTCTGGTTCAAAAAAATGTGTTTGTATACAACTAAAGGCTATAAAATTTTCATTATCGTCAACAAGAAAACTCCAATAAGGATATTCTTTATATCTATTTGGAATACTCCAAGGCAAACTTGGATCAAACCAATCACGATTACGATCAGTACTTGTTTTCCATGCATACCTACAATAGTTCAAAAATTGATTTTCGTAATTATTAAGAGTTTTGATTTGCAAGTTGTTTTTCCATTGCTTCTGAATAGGCCAGCCAGGCTTCATCTAATGTTTTATTTACTTCTGTAACTCGTGCAAGCATACCATCAGCATCACGTAAAATAACATTTTTATTAGGATTTTTATAATGTTCTTTTGTTGTACCAAAATTTCCATGGTGTAATAAATTAATTGTTTCGGAATCCGCTACTAATTTATGTCCTTCACAACTAGTAAATTCAAACGGTTCAATAGACTCATATGAGTCTATGGCCATTAGTACTTCATACATTTCTTTCTTTGACATATTAACTCCTATTATACAATTATATATCATTTGTGTCAAGTCTAAACATATAAATCCGGTAAATATATACATGCGAGCATTAGAATTTTTAGTCGAAGCAAAAGTGAGCAAGGGATTATGAATCGGGATCGCTTTTGCTTAATACCGTTTAGTACTTTTGTTTATCGCCCAGATGGAAAAACAATAACTTGTAGTCAAGGAAAATCACCGATTGGGCCTGACGAACGATTAGAGAATAATAGTATAAACGAAGTATGGAATAGTTCGTTTATGAAAGACTTCCGTCTTAAAAAAATAAACAACGAGTATGTTGAAAATTGTTCTACATGTTATTACGATGACGACCATGGATGGGAGAGTAAACGTAAATGGTATCTAGAGAAACATTCTCCTAAAAATTTAGAATCATTTATTGCAGAAGTTGAAGAGAACAACGGAGAAGTTAATACCATCCCGTGGCATTGGGAGATGAGGTTAAGTAATACATGCAATGCCCAGTGTGTTATGTGCGGGCCTGCGAATAGTAGTAAAATTGCAAGCGAGCTCTCATATAATATTAAGAACCCATTGTTGCCTGTTGATTATAAAATAACTTATGAAAAGTATATACGAAATCAAAAAGCACATGTATCAAATGATGCATTTATTAAAAGTTTTAAAGACAATTTAGAACACATACGTTTGTTAGAATTACACGGAGGAGAGCCGTGGGCAGATCCAAATGTAATTAAACTTCTTAATGAAGTCTCTCAAACACCATATGCAAAAAATATTAAAATTAAAACTTATAGCAACTGTACGTTATTAACTAAAGAAAAAATTAAAGTACTTAATAAATTTAAAGGCGGAGATTTTCATTGTAGTATCGATGCTTATGGAAAGGAAAGTGAATACGTTCGGTATCCTTTAACTTGGGAAGATACTGAGAGAGGATTAAATCTTGTTCTACAAACATTAAAACCAGAATGGAACATCCGGTCTATAAGCACCACACATCTTTTTAATATATGGAATATCGATCAGCTCTTTACAGTATTAACTAAATACGAACGTTTAGATATTTTCTCGGCACCTGTAAGTAGACCAAGATTTCTTATTACTGATATACTACCACTTGACCTAAGAGAAGAAATCCTTAACAAGTTTGAAGCATTTAAAGATATAAAAAGTATGGAAGAAATTTATAACGCAATGCAAACGCATTTACGAGTGCCACAACCAAAGAATAATAACTATCTAATTACTCAATTTAAAAAGTATTATCATTATCTAGATAACGTTCGTAACACAAATACATTAGAAATATTTCCACATCTAAAATCTTTATAGTATATATCACTAGGTAAATATACATATGCGAGCATTAGAATTCCTAATAGAAGAACAAGAGAAACTAGATAGTGATGAATTTAAACAAATTCTTACTGCTGGTGTAGTTTCACTTAGTAACCTTTTTCATAAAAACGGATTTGAACTACGTATTGTTGGTGGTGCAGTCCGCGACTTAATGCTTGGCAAATTGCCCAAAGATACAGACTTAGCATCAGATGCTACACCAGACGAAATGGTTGAAATGTTTGAAAAGGGCAATATTAAATATATTCCGACAGGATTACAACACGGAACAATAACTGCTGTAATTAATAAAGAACAATTAGAAATTACAACATTACGTGCTGATACTGAACATACTGGTAGACACGCCACTGTTGAGTTTATACGTAGTTGGGAAGAAGATGCTAAACGTAGAGATTTAACATATAATGCTATGTCATTAGATTTAGACGGTACAGTATATGATTATTTTAATGGAGCAAATGACTTACAAGACAAAGTAAGTAAATTTGTAGGCGATCCAGTACAACGTATACAAGAAGATTATTTAAGAATTTTACGCTACTTTAGATTTCAAGGGCGTATTGGTAATCCTACTTGGGAGAAAGATACACTAGATGCTATAAAAAATAATGCTAAAGGTTTAACACAAATTTCCGGCGAACGCATATGGATGGAAATACAGAAAATACTAGTAGGCAAAAATGTAAAAGACATATTAGTACATTTAGAAAAAACAGGCGTTACAAAAAATATTAATTTACCATTAGATAACATTGAACTGGCAGAAAAAGTTAGTATAATGCAAAGTCCTATTGTACCTTTAGCAAGTCTTATGCGTAATACAAAAGACGTAGACGCAATAGGTAATGCATGGAAACTATCAAATGCAGAAATGCAACTTTTGGCTTTTTTAACTGAATTTAAAAATACACCTCTAACACAACAAAGTGCAGAAGAATTTTTAATTGATGGAACTCATCAATATTTTGTTTATGCCCTTGCTAAAATGCAAGGCAAAGATGCTATTGGAAATCATATTAGAAAATGGCAAGTACCAGAATTTCCTGTTACAGGAAAAGATTTAATTAGTGCAGGTGTAAAACCCGGTCCTAACATGGGTGCTTTATTAACAAAATTAAGAGATGAATGGAAAACAAAGAATTACAAACCAAGTAAAGAAGACTTATTAAAAGATTTGGCTCCGGAGAAGAGAGTGTCCCAGCGCCAGAAGCACCAATTTAATGAATATTATCGCAGTGGAAGAGAAGATAAAAAAGCAGCGCAATTTCGTGTATCGCGACGGCAAATGTTGCTTAATTTACTTGGTATAAGTGCTGCGGAAGCAAGAGGTAAAACAAACGAGGATCTTAAAGCTATGTTAGATGCCAGAGAATTAAGCTATGCTATGGAAGCCGAGTAAACCACCCAGCATGTCTACCGATTCCATCACTCCGGAACAAATTCTTTAAAACAAGTTACACATTTCCATTGCGCGAATAAATCTTGTCATTCCAATACCTCCACCTACACGTGGTATCATATCAAAGTTTAAAAACTCTTCAAGTTCGTTCTCAACTCTGTCTCTACCAAACTGCCCAAATAACAAATCCGCATACATTCCGTTGCTAATTGTGTGAAACTGCTCTCGCATTTCGTTTGCATCAGAACTGCGTTCTGCACTACCTATTGTTTCTTGTCCTGCTATAATAACATCTATTTTTGCGGCTGTTCCATCACCATTTTGTTTCATATTCCAAAACGGTGATGTGTGATTTGGAAAGTTCTTTATCATGCAAACTTTATTACTGTAGTCGCGCCACATCATTTCTTCTTCATTATGAGTTAATTCGTCGACGTTATACTCTTTACACCAGTTTTCATAGTCCTTTCCAACTATGCTATCTTGAGATCCAAAGCCCAAATATTCACATAACTCTTTTTCCATTTGTTCTAAATCTTTTATGGTGCCGGGCATTTCAAATTCAAACATTGGAAATATAAGATCGTGGCGGCCTTTAATAGGATTAGGCTCTTGTCTGTATGAGGTTGAGATACAAAAAAAGCCCGGTGTTTCAGGCTTAGTAAGCAATTCGTGCTCCAACCACATTTGGCCAGTTTGTGGCAACGGCCAGACTTCTCCAGCATAATTATAAGTTGAAACTGTTGTTGGATCTTCGCATGCCGCTAATATGCTTAACCTATTTTGTGTGTGTACTTCTAAAAAGCCGCGGTCTAAAAAAAAGGACCTTAATAGGCCCACAGCATCTGTGAATTTCTTAGGATTAATAAGTTGTGTCATATGTTTTCTCCAGTCAAAAAAATTTTGCTCGACGATACAAAATTTCCTTTTCTTTTATTTATACAATTGATCAATAACCGTAAGGTATAATTACATAATGTATTGCCAATACTATTCCAACCGAAACTATTAATCCTAACATCATTTTAAGAAAGTCTCTTCCTACAATTGGAAATACATGCTTGAATTTATAATTTTCCATAACAGTTGATATAGCAAGTTCTCGTCCGCATAACAATCCAACAAACACCCAGGTTGTACTCATAGGAATGTCATTTAATTCTTTAAAAAATAACAATATAAATGCATAAACTAAATTAATTATTGTTGCTGATCGAACATATCTAGTGCCTGTCTTTTCTAAAACAATTTCTTGAATTTTGCCGCCTTTTTCTCGAAATGTATATCCTAAGAACACTACAAACACAGCAGATATAAAAAGCATCCATTCTATAGACAATGCTCGTGGAAGGAATACAGCAATATTTGCCATATCGTGTGATAACCAAGTATACCATAAAAAGCCAGTTGTAGCCCATTGGGCAACGCGCCAATATCTTTTATGTTGTTCTTTTACTTTATCATGTTTTTCATCAATTAATCGTTCTAAAACAATCCATACACAATACGCAACAACTGCGGCTAATGCATAACCCATAACAGATTTTACAAGCATTTTTTCTAGTATAAACGTACTAGCAAACGCCGATAAAACTAAGAATGAAGTTGAAACAGGAATGCCAATTCGCGTTAACAATAAAAGTATTGCCGGTGCTGTAGCATGATACCACTGCACTTCTTGGAATGGTATTTTATTTAATCTACCAAATGATATATCACCTGCATTAATATACCACCCATACCACATAGTTATTAATAGACCAACCGAGGCGGCGCCCCATAAAGTATACCATTTAAATTTTTCTGAATTTGATGCTAGCCACGGACCTAAGGTTTGGACACTATCATTAGCAACAACAGAATATGCCGCTAACATAAAACCTAATATCATCCATAAAAGGGTTAAATCCATATATAAAAAGGCTCCAAAAAAAAAGCGAGTGACTATTTCTAGCCACTCGCCCAAAAGTTAACTAAACACTTGCTCGTTATTGTTACGTCTGTGACAATTAACAATCATACTGTGTTATCTTTTACTTAATACTTCTAATTTCATCATTATAGTGTTTAGCGTATCGCGATTGATGCCTAGGCATCAATACTATTTATATTAAAGTATATTCTCTCTTGCAAGAATTTGTTCATCTTCATCTGTTAATTCAACAGATGAACCAACGTTTAATTCTAAAATCTTTTCGCTAATTGCAACACGTTCTTTTCTTAAATCTGATAACTTATTTTGGAAGGTGTCATCGCCTGTACGTACAAGTTTTTCATACCGTCCAATTAAATTATTAAGTTGAACTCGTTTTGTTAATAGAGTACTAACACCGGTCTCAACATTTGCTTTACCAACCTTGTCACGCAAACTATACAATACAGATTCAACCTCTTCTAACTGATTTAACTTCTGCTCTAAATCTCCACTTGTGGAGTCAATACTAACATCCGATACCGCTTGACGAATTTGCTCCTGCAAAGTGGCGGCTCTACGTAAATTGATTTTCATTTATACACTCCTTTTAATTACAATGTGTCAAAACTATTATATACTATGTTTATTAACTTGTCAATAGTTATTTATTTGGATTCCCATAAAATATATTAATTTCAGAATCTTCCAAACCAGCAACTCTCAATTTAACAATATTATTAATTTGGAATTGCTTTGCTTCCAGTGCTTTTAATACGCCAAGAAATTGATTCCGTAAAAGTCCAAACTGATTAATTAATTCTGTTTGACCAACTACTTCGGATTCCCCATCAACATACACTCCAGCATCTCTACTAGTTAATGCCCGTTCGTATTTCTCTAAAAATTTTCTAAATGTTTGTGCTCTAATTCTTCGTAACTGAATATTAAGATGCTCAAGTATTGCTTCAATTTCTTGTAACTGAGCAAAACGTGTTTCAACAATAGCAGGAAGCATACTTGAAGATTTTTCAATTGACCCATGCATGGGTATCTCCTTACGTGCTTCTATTAATTGTTCTTCGTAATACTCTATACAATCAGGAAGATTACTAATATTACTTGAAACTTTTTCGTACCAATTAGCCATTAATACTCATCGTCGGTTTCGGCATCCGAATCTTCAAATTCTTCTACTTCATTAAAATAATTACTTAATGCATTATCTAAATAATCATCTTGTCCTGTATAGTCTCTTAACTCTTCAACATCGCCGATGCCATCATAAACATCAACGAGTCTTCTTGCGGCATCATATCTATCCTTTTGGGGGATATAATTTTTAATTGCCGTCCACATTTCTGTAAAGAAATCAGGTAATTCACTCATACTTTTTCTCCGCAATAATATATGCAACCGTGGCATCAACACATACCACCGCGTATAGTCTTTTAACTCTTCATCGTTGCCGATGCTATCATAAACATCAACGAGTTTTCTTGCAGCAGTATATCTATCCTTTTGGGGGATATAATTTTTAATTGCTGTCCATATTTCTGTAAAGAAATCAGGTTGATTTAAATCAGATAATTCACTCATACTTTTTCTCCACAATAATATATGCAATCGTGGATATTTACCTATTCTTCATTTATTTCTTCAGAAACAGGCTCTTCCTCAACTTCAACTATCGGTTCTAATACCGATCCATTTGCTTTTTCTTGTAAAATAATCGGTAATGTCTCTGCATTCCATCCCTTTCTAAAGTATATATGTTCCTTTCCAGTACTGTCTTTATATAATAACCTATTACCTTGCTTAACAAGATCGCCAGATTTTTCAAATAGATCAATTAATCCACTGTATGGACTCATTCCGGTCTCATATGGAATCTCAACTTGCACTGACTCAAATGGTTTTGAAAATCTTGTTTTCATAACTTTCATTGCGGCTCGAATTCCTAAAACTTCAGAAACCTTGTTACCATCTGCATCAACCTTAAGTTTTAATTTCCGCATAGCAACAACAATAGAACTTGCATACACAAATCCTTGTCCGCCCGATATCTTGTCATCTGGGTTAAACATATCCTGTGAAGCATATGTATGGTTTGTAACTATAAATCCAATTGGATATGGAGCAATATTATTAACTGTATTACGAATTAATGCTGTAAGCGCCTTAGGCTTGCGTCCTAAATCACCTTTTAGATCGCCGGCTTCAAATTGTTTAATATCTGTTGGCGATAACAACATACCTAAACTATCAATAATAATTACTACTTTTGGGCATTCGTCGTATTCCTTGCCCGCATTTTCTGCTTTGTATCCTTTAAGAAATTCTGATAATGTTTTAGCAACACTATCAATCATAGATACATTAATTTTTAGAAGTTTATCTTCGCTTGTATCTACACCAAGTGCTTGTAGCCAAGTATTGTCAAGTGCATTTTCACTGTCCATCATAACAACATAGCAACCGGACGCCTGTGCATTACGAGCTAAGTTACCGCTTACAACTAAACTTTTACCGGATCCGGATTCACCAGCAAACATTGTTACCTTACCAAGAGGAACACCTTTATAAAAGTCTCCGCTAATAAGATAATTTAATGCATAACTGCCAGTATCAATCCAGTCTTTAGGATCATTGAAGCCGAGACTTAGGCCCTCAATATTTTTTGTTAAACTTTTTCTAAATTTAGAAAAATCGTACGGTCTTCTTACCATTTGCAGCCTCCATATAAATGATCAGGAGGGGTTCCCCCCTCCTGATAACTACTATTAAGATGCATTCTTACGTTCACGAATCATAGCAAGAATATCTTCTGCGGTTGATTTCTGAGGTTCACCAGTAACAGTGTCGGTAACCTCTTCCTTAGCAGGTACCGGTGTATCAACCTCTTCAACAGACTTTGATGTTTCTGCTGACACAGTTACAGTAGGTTTTGAAGTTGTTCTATTCGGATTATCAACCCCATATGGACGATAATACTCTCCCCACTTATTAACATCATAAAGTTCGCCATCAACTGATGCTTCAAACATTTCATAGATTACCTCTACTCCTCTTGCGTCAGGACGCTTTGGTAGATAATCATTAAGTGTGAACAGACCATGTGTATCAATTGCCTCAAGTTCCTCTTCTCCCAAAGTACGCTCACGACGAGCCCAATTAGAAGTTGAATAATCAGCATACTGACCTTTTTGTGTTTTAGTAAGTCGGAAATCTGTACCGCTTGTATAATCGGTTGGTAAGTTTTCCATTTCAGGATCCATTAGTGCCGCTTTAATAATCTTAAAAATAGATGGATTAATAACAAAGCGTCTAACCGGATTCTCTGGTTTTACATCGCCTTCCAATGGATTATTTACAACAAACCCTTGAAAGATGTATGAACGCTTTTTCCAATACTTGCGACCAATATCTTCAAGTGTCGGGTCCTTAAACCATGGACGGATTTTTGCGTGTACTGGACAGGTTTCTCCCCACATTTCAATGCACGGTACGTTAACCGTAACCGGTCTTGCTTCGTCTTGCCCTTTTACTCCAGGGAAAGTAATACGAATCATTTGACGCTCTTGCCAAAAGAATGTATTGCTTTCGTCCCCGTCGGGAAGAAAACGCATAGTTGCTGTAGTATCGTTGGGGATATTCCAAAACGCATAAATTGCGTTATCTGATTCGCGAGATCCAGACTGACGCTGATCCTGTTCCGCGAGTTTTGCCCTTAGTTCTGCCAATGTAGCCATATTAGTTCTCCTTTATTAGCCTAATGTTAGTTTTAAATTAAGTAATGTACTTAATAGATACAGTATAGTATCTAATTCAACAAATGTCAACCATTTTCATTAAAAATGGGTGAATAGTATTAGAGGATTTAACATTCCTCATATCAACAAGTTATTATTTAATAAGTAGATTCATCATCTACTATTTCCATATCTACTTTAACTTTTGGAAATGCTGAATGATCTGGCAAATCATCTTTTACACTAAACATTAATTCTTTTACTCTTTTCAATGATTTATCTTTTGGGGTAATAGTGCCTGAGTAAATTGTATCATGGTAATAATCGGCAATAATTTCATCATCGCCGGCTTCAAGTACTTGCCACTGCTTAATAGCATTAGTTAAAATTGCATCAACAACATCTTTCTTGCTATCTGCAATCCAGGAACGACCAGGGCGGGCAACATCTAATACAATGTATTGTGTTCCCTCTTCCTCTTGTATAGTCTCGTTTAATAAATCATTAAATTTCATAATAATATTTATATCCCTGCTAAATGTTTAAGATGATTTATTGCTTCACTCTTTTTTGTTTTGCCACCAAAGTCTTCTGGGTGTTCTTTCCAATGTTTATTTAAGGCATCAACATACTTCATATATTTCTTACTAACATCTTTATTTTGCTTGCCTTTTAATTCTAATTGCTCTGGGCTGTCTTGATATACCTTATATTCAATTGCGGCATGTGATTCACCTTGCTTGTCTCGCAAACTATAAACCAAATGGCCTTCTAGTTGATCAGGAATCTCTTGAAAATCCCAATTATCTGGCTCATGATCTGGATCGTCTGGGCCTCGCGCAAAGTATTCATAATCTACAATAAATGCCGCATAATAATGATCAGTGCTTTCATACTTTTCAAATGTTGCGCCTTCCATATCTATGCCATGCGCCCAACCATGGGGTAGATCGTCTTCAAACCAATCAGGTTCCGCTTCTGGATATAATTTTTCTTTTGTTTTCTCAACCCACTTCATTAAACTACGAAGATTTGGAGTTATAGGTTCCGAAATAGCATTTTCTTCTCTTTTATCATGATACCAATAATCCGCTGGGCGTTCGGTTGCTTCGTTGTCACCTGGTTTACCTGCATCTTTCCATGCTTGATAAATTGCTTTGGCGCTGGCGCCAGTTCCTTTACCTGTTGGAGTCTCTTGTGGTGGACAATAATCATGCAAACAATTTCCTAACATTTCAGATTCATGTGCAAACTCTTGTTTTGAATCTAACCTTACCCACATAAAGCCATCATCAAATTTCATTATAATTGGTGCTTCTTTTTCTAATCGTTCTCTTTCTTTTGGATCGCGTTGCCACAATGGTCCTTGAGAAAGAATTTTCTGAGTTGCTGTTATTACACCTTCAAGACTATACTTTCCGGCTTCATACTTTCTGATAAATGGTTCAATCGCATTATACTCTTTATCATCCGGGCGGCTCGAACCGTATGCTTTTTTAAATACTTTATAAAGTGAGCCGGGAGCATCAGTGCCGGTGATGCCGAAATAGCGTCTTCGGCCGCCAGGAGTATCTTTGTCTGGAGATAACAGTTCTTTATATATAAACTTTTTAAGTTCTTCTGTTGTAGTTGTGTGGGCGGAATCTCTTTTTACAATATCTTTAGGAATATCGGCTTTTCTGTTATAAATTGTATAAACTTCGCCAGTTTTAAGATACGAAGGGTCACTATCCTTTGGCTCGTACAACGCCATATAATCAAAATCTAGGCCTAGATTTTGATTAATAATATCTTTTCTTAACCTTTTTAAGAAAGCCTCGGGATCCATATGTTGCATAATCCGACGAAATTCGTAATAAAGATTATCGATAAATTGATCTAATCTTTTCTGGCCCAGTGGCTCTACGTTAGCCTCTTCAAGTATTTCTTCGACTAACATAATAGATCAATCCTTTAAACGCCTGCTAAATGCTTAACTAAATGCTTAACACGATCTAATGCTTCTGAGACTTCGTCATCTTCATCGTCGTCGTTATTATCATCGTCAGTTTCTTCCTTTTTGCCATTTTTAGCATCAAGCATTTTCTGGAAGGCCGCTTTTTGTGCCTCGCTTTGTGCTTCGTCTATTTGTTCTTCATCATCTGTTTCGTTATCTTCAATAACTGGATCTACGCCTGCTAAGTGCTTAACCCTATTAATGCTTTCTTCTTTATTAAACGGATCGCCTGCACTACCAACGTCTTGGTCCATACCACCTGCGTTGTCAACACGATCGCCTTCTAAGTGTGCTAGGCCATTATCTTGCATGCCTTGCTCACTCCATTTAACGTTATTTCCAATAATATCACTAATTGCTTTTTCAAAGCCCGTGTCAGTATAAATTTCATATGGGCCGTCATGATTAACATAAACATTTAAAGCATCTGGGTATTCATCATCGTCGTCCCAGTCAAATCCACGTGTAATCTCAACTGTGGTAACATGTACCGAGTCAACTGGTTTATCAACATCGTCCATCCAAATACTATCGCCTGCTAATGGAATATCTGTATTAACAGTAATCACTTCTGGCTCGTCATTTCCAGCGGCCTGGTTATCGTCATCATCTTCATTAAAAACATCTTCCGCTAATATCCAACCATCTGCAAGATAGTCTTCTACTTCCTCTGCATCAATAACTATTACTTTGTTATCTTTTGAAACCATAGCATCACTGCCATCACCTTTATATTGGCGTGGCTCGCCTTCGTTAATAACTTCCTCACCACTTAATGCAGAATAAACATCTTCTGCTTTAAGATCGTATTCAGTTGCAACCTCTTCACACATACCTTTAATCTTACGGATTAATGGTGAACCGTCACTCATACGTGGCAAGTTTGCCATACGTTGTTTTGCATCAGCAACTGCGCGACTAAAGTCTACAAAATCATCTTCTGAAATTTTAACTGTTTCAAACAATGCTTTATCACTAGCAACATCTTCTAACCAACTTTCAAATTGCTTGCCCTCTGGTGCATACATATCATCCGGCATCTCTTCGGGATTCTCATCATCAATACTTGACCCGGCGGCCGCATCAGCAGAGGCTTTTTTAGAAAACAACCCTTCATTTCCGGCCTGTTTCATAACAGTTTTAATTATATCAACTTCTTCACTTGAAATGCTTACATCCTCGTCTTGCATTTTCTCACCTGTGCGGGCCAAAAATGCTGATAACAAATCATCTTTAATAAGTGCTGATAACTCTCTAATTTTGTAAGAGATCTCATCTCTTATACTTGCAAATTTCATAATATTTGCACTTGAATATTCATCCTGGCCTGCTGACGGTGTATAAAACTCTGCTTCTTCTGCTTTGCTTCTAAGTAAATCAATGTCTTTTAACTGATCGCCAACTGATGGCTGTGGTTTAACACGGTATTCAATAATTTTGGAAATTAGCGGTAATGATTCTTCAAGAGACTCAGGAAACTCTCTTGTAGTAAACATATCTTTAAGTTCTGTAACTTTTTCATCAGTAGTTTCTCGTACTGTATTATCAATCGATTCTACTGCTTGACCATAATTCTTAACACTTGTAAGTGCAACTAATTGTTCTTTAATATTTACATAACGTTCTTTAACTGCTTCAACAGCATTACCTGTTTCCTCACTAACAAACTTAGGTGATCTTGCATAACGCAAAAACTTTTGTACTTGAGCATATTCCTCTGACAATCCTGCGATGTGGCTTCCGACATCATCGTGTGGCACGCCTCCCATACTTACATGTCTTGCCATTGCTCTCGCACCTGCTAAATGCTTGTGCGGATATTGAAATCTTTCGCCGGCGCCATTTTCAATAAACAGTGCCTTAATATGACGGCTTCGTGAACCGCGTACTTCTTCGTCAATTGATTTTGTATGTCTCACGATTAGTTTTACTTTGTTATCATGTAATTGATAACTAGATTTACTACTTCCTGACATTGGAGACATACCCTCTGCCATATTTTTCATTGCTAATTCCTCATCATTCATTGATTTAACTGCTTGATGCACATAATCTTTTGGTTTTAATGTATGTCCAAACGTTCGTAGATCAAAATTCCATCTATTTTTAGTTGCAATACTTTGCAACGTTTTACGTAAATTCTCAATTTCATCTAATTCTACTGAATCTGGTTTGTGCAATTTTATAGTTTTTAAAATTTCATCAAGGGTAATCATAACATTAAAAGGCTTTAAAAAGAACCTTCTAGCCTCACGATCGTCAAGAGTTTTATTTCCGTTTGCAGAAAACATTTCTAAACGAAAGCCTGTACCTTTGACAACCTTGCGAACTTCTGTGGCTATATTTTCCATACTTGAATTCATATATGTATTTATTAAATTAGACCTAATGGAAGGGGAAGTTCGAAACCAGGATCATCATCAGCGGCGTTTTGAGCCATTCTTTCGTGGATTCTATCGTCATATTTTGCTAAATGATGACTAATTCGAAGTACTAATAACGTTGCCGCTACTAAATCATCAGACTCTCCCAATTTTGCCTGAAATTTTAATCCGTGTGCTACAAAATTCTTTAATTCTCTTACTAAATTATTACTATATATTTTTATTTTATCAGACTCTACTAAATTTTTAAGCATTGAACACATTGCTATTTTTGTCTTTGCTGTAGTAGTAAAGCCTTTTCTAAATCGTCGGGCGGCGCTTCCTGCTTTTGGTTGATTTATCATTTGTCCAGGAAAATTTTCCTCCCCGGTATATTCAATAACAGTTAATGCCGCTTCACCAAGTGTGTTGTTTTCTACACTCCAATAAATTTCTGTTTCTAAATGTGTACCTTCTTTATAATCTGTTTCTTTTGCAATATACAACAATATATCTTGCATAATTTTTAATTGGCGTTTTACTGGAGACTTATTATGTTGCCATTCTGCAACCTGCTCCATTGTTGCACCATCATAAACTTCAATGGCCGCGTTATTTCCGCCTGTACCCAAACTTGGATCCAAGCCAACAAGATAAATGCCGCCTTTTGTTGGTTTCTTAAACCAACGCACTTCTCCAGTTCTCAATACTGGTTCTCTTCCTTTTAAACCAACTAACTTTAATGGATCAATTAACGTTTCATCGTAAATAATAAACTCGCACAAATGCTCTCGTCTAAAACGTTCTTCGCCAACACGGGATCTTTCTCCCTTTGCCCATTCGTCATCGCGATCTGGGTGCTCTTGCCAAGTAACTTTATAACCCGAAAATCCATTGCGTCCTAATTTCTGATGATCGCCGTGCTCATCGATTGTATTGTTTGCTTCTCGCCAAATTGATGCAAATTGATCATCATCACTATTAGGTGTAGATGTAATAATACATTTACCACCTGTTGCTAATGTTGGAGATAAGGAAGTCCAGAATTCTTGTGCCACTCTTGGTTGCACAAATGCAAACTCGTCACAGTAAATAAGTGACAAGGACATACCACGTCCAGTATTGTCTGTAGTTGTTGCTGATTGTATTCTTGACCCGTTGTCAAAATCCATACTATTTCTATTATAGTTTATAACACCAGGACGAATAAAATCTGGTACGCTCTCATAAGCATAACGTACACGTTGCATAATTTCAGCAGCACCTTGGTATTTGTGTGCGGCAATTAATATTGCACTGTCTGGTATAAACATTGCATACCATAGCAAGTAGCCTGCGGCAACAGTAGTTTTACCCATCTGTCGTCCACACATATTAATACTAAATCTGTTCTCATGATAATTTTCTACTAATTCTACCTGATAATCATATGGATCAAATAACAACCTTCCGCGAACCGGATGCTGTATATACATAAATCTGCTCATAAAGTATAAAGGACCCGTTGACCTGTCCATACATTCTTTTAAATGTAGTATTTCTTCTTTAGTATACTTTATCGACTTATGAGCAGATTTAATTAGTTTGTTGTCTGTACCTTGGGGCATGTTATCCTTTAAAATTTCTTCTCAAAATCTACAACACGATAATCATTAGTAATCTGTAGATCGCATGGATTGTGATCGCCATGTGCGATTGTTACTTCTTCAATTACTGCTTCTATATTTTCTTTCCAATAATTTAAAAAACGATGCGACCTAACAAAAGTAGGCGGAACATCCATATACTGCCATACAAATTGTTGCAGTATATGATTATAGTCAGGCATCCAATAATACACTGACATTGTGGTTAGACGATACTCTTTTAAAAGCATAAGAACCCTCCTTGACAAATACAACTGTAATTTATTTATACGATTAGAGATTTAAGGTTTAGTTGGGTTTATTTGAGGTTCGTCTGATTTCTGTTTAATCTCATATGTAACATCCGCAATATGTTTTAATAGATCGCCCATCTCAACGAGATTTCGTATATATCCTTTTGAACCCTCGCCTTTAAAATTTGATCTAATTTGAACAAGTAATTTTTTAACCGTGAATTCTTTTTTTTCATCGGTTTCAAACGGAACACCCTAAATCTGAATTCTTGGTGGGGGTGGTTTATGTATTTTCTT